TCAGAATTCAAAGGGACCATATCTTAGCTGTGTGGTCCAGCCACCTTTGTAAGGCGAAACAAAGATTGTGAAAAGATGACCAAAATCCATTGGCGAACGTCCACCTTTATAGAATGCGGTATACTTATCCTCATAGTCTTTTGTTATAGCATGGCTACGTTTTAGTACCTTTGCTACTTCCTCAAGATGGCGCAACGCTTTCACCTTTCCTGCCTGGCGACTATAGAAGCGAGCTTCGACCAGCTGACCATCAGAAAACTTGAAGTAAGCCTCGTCCCATGTCATGCCCTCGTATTCCACCTTATTATAAATAACCTTATCGGCTTCCACCTTTGCAGGCTTGCCCAAAATAGATTCTATATTTCTAAGAGCATCTGCATATCGAGTACCAAATAGTTCGGTCGACAGACCATGCGCATACGATAACGCTGTCATCATAATGCATACTGCCAACAACATCATTTTCTTCATTTCTTCTATTCTATAATTCCTTTTCTGATTTATCAAGCTGCAAAGTTAATCATTATCATCGAGAAATGCAAAAGAGAAACGATATTCTATTTCCCTGAAGCTTTATAAGAAGAACGCAAATGCAGTACAAAGTTAGGCGTTTATATCGGGAAATTGAATTATTTTAGCTAATTTTGCAAAGTTTTTCAAAATAAGTACAAGAAAAAAGAAAATATGATTACAGTTGATGGACTGACCGTTGAATTCGGCGGCACCACCCTATTCAAAGACATTTCCTTCCAAATAAACGAGAAGGACCGTATAGCCCTCATGGGTAAAAATGGTGCAGGCAAAAGTACTCTGCTCAAGATAATAGCTGGCGTACGACAAGCTACACGCGGCACTGTTTCCGCACCTAAGGATTGCGTCATAGCATATTTGCCACAGCACCTGATGACCGAAGACGGACGTACCGTTTTTGAAGAGACGTGCCAGGCTTTTGCTCATCTTCACGAGATGCAGGCAGAGATAGACAGCATCAACAACGAACTTGCCACACGTACCGACTACGAGAGCGACGAATATATGCGACTCATAGAGAAAGTATCGACTCTATCAGAAAAATTCTATGCCATCGACATGACTCACTTCGAGGAAGACGTAGAGAAAACTCTTCTCGGTCTTGGATTCGAGCGCACAGACTTCAATCGTCCAACAAGCGAATTCTCAGGTGGTTGGCGTATGCGTATAGAACTTGCTAAATTGTTGCTAAAATCGCCAGACGTACTACTTCTTGATGAGCCTACCAACCACCTTGACATAGAATCTATTGGTTGGTTGGAAGATTTTATTTGCAACAGCTCAAAAGCTGTAGTAGTGATAAGCCACGACCGCAAATTCGTAGACAACATCACTACACGTACCATCGAGGTTACCATGGGTCGCATCTACGACTATAAAGCCACATATAGCCATTATTTGGAATTGCGCAAGGAACGTCGTGAGCAGCAGATGAAACAATATGAGGAACAGCAGAAGATGATTGCTGAGACCAAGGATTTCATCGAACGTTTCAAAGGTACATATTCAAAAACCTTCCAGGTGCAGAGCCGCGTAAAAATGCTCGAAAAGCTGGAGCTAATTGAAGTTGACGAAGAAGACACCAGTCGTCTACGCTTAAAATTTCCTCCAAGCCCACGCAGTGGTGCATACCCTGTACAGATGAGCGATGTGGCTATGGCTTTCGACGATAAGCAGATATTCAGCGGAGTAAACCTCACAGTAGAGCGAGGAGATAAAATAGCATTTGTAGGTCGCAATGGCGAGGGTAAATCTACTCTTGTAAAATGTATCATGGGACAACTACATAACCAAGGCAAGCTGGAGCTCGGCCACAATGTGCAGATAGGCTACTTTGCTCAAAACCAAGCATCGCTACTCGATGGCGAGCTTACGGTATTCCAAACTATCGACGAGGTAGCCAAAGGCGAGATTCGAAACAAGATACGCGACTTGCTTGGTGCCTTTATGTTTGGTGGCGAAGACTCTACCAAAAAGGTGAAAGTACTCTCAGGTGGCGAGCGCACACGTCTTGCAATTCTCAAATTGCTGCTTGAGCCAGTAAACTTGCTTATCCTCGATGAGCCTACCAACCATCTCGATCTCAAGACAAAGGATGTTCTAAAGCAGGCTCTTCAAGATTTCGACGGCACACTAATCGTAGTAAGCCACGACCGCGACTTTCTTGATGGCCTTGTTACCAAAGTATATGAATTTGGTCATGGTCGCGTACGTGAACATCTCTGCGGCATATACGAGTTCTTGGAATCAAAGAAAATGGAAAGCCTTCAAGAATTGGAGAAAAAGCACTAAGGATTATACAAGAGAACAAACAACAAGAGGCAGCATATTTTATTGCTGCCTCTTTTGCTATTTTATCAATTGCTCTTTTTTCTTTTGCTAAGCAGCAGTATTGTAAAACACGTGTAAAACATGCCCGCAAAAACTGTAAAACATGTGTAAAACATTTAGCACCCTTAGCTTCATTCTTGAGTTACAATCACTTTATATAAAAAAAATAAATGGAAAGTATTGATACACAACACTTTCCACTTAAATTATTTAGAGATAATATTTGCTATTAAGCTTCCTCTACAGCAGCCTGCGCCGCTGATTTCACCCTCTCATTATGAGGGACTTTTGAAGAATTTGTAAGCGTCTCTATCAAAAGAGGTGAATTAACTAATCTTATCGTGCTAATCTCATTTGTTTGTGCGACTCTGACTCCGGCATCACAATGCCGTCCTGAGCCGTTATTTTGCCCCTCTGACGAACTTTATGTGCTCGGATGAGGGTTTTATTGTCTTGACGAAAACAGACGTTTAAAACGCCTTATTTGCGCTTCGCTTCAACAAGTAGGTCGTATAGTTCCACGGAACGTTCGGTGGCGAAATACTCTGCCCATTCCCGGAACGTGTGCGGTATCTCCAGCACTCCGTCGTCGTAGTCCATGCAGTCCCACCAGTCGGAAAGTTCCGCAAAGACTTCAGGAGGGTTGGTGCCCAATGCGTCCACTACTTCCGTCGGGTACTGCTCGATGAGCATCATCTGCCAATCCCCGGAATCTGTACCGGGGTTTTCATGCAGGATATTCCATGCAGCCTCTTTCAGATCCGCGTAGAAGTCTGGAGTCTCTTCTTCACCAATATCTTCTTCACTGATAGCATTCATCAGCATATTTAGTTTTGTCAATTCCCTATCTTCGCTCATGATTTATTTTTTTTGTTGCGCATAGCCTTTTCTGCAAAATAGAGATAGGCCATACCACAATACCACAATCCAAAAGAAACAAGTCCGAATATCCCCTTTGCCCAATATGGATACTGCAAACCGTTTATCCAATCCCATACGTTACCAAGGAAACAGAACATAGAGATTATAACAACGAGATTGCCTATTGCTTCTGTCTTATTCATCGTTTAGCGTTCATTGTCAAGCATGATGTAAGCAACGATATGTGCCATTACTTTTCTTCCATCATCCTTTCGTAAACCTTTATAAGTCGCTCCTTCTCCGCAAGCAGGGCTTCAAGACTCTTTACTCGCTCAGACAAAACAACATCAGCACCAACTGTCACATTGCCAACAGAGTTGTGGCTACCAATTGCCACATTGCTATCGGTCACATTGCCGTTCATGTTGGTATTCACGCCTTGCTGTTGTGGCGTTTCTTCTCCAGTGAGCAGCCATCTTGCATCAACATCTAACGCCAAGACAATTTTAGTAACCATTTCTACAGATGGTTTGCTTCGCCTCTTTGTCCCCAGATAGTTAGACAATCCGGTAGGAGGCAAACCAATTGTCTTTGCAAAGGCTGCTTTATTGCCGTTAAATCTTTGATTTACAAGCATTTCCATTCGGTCGTTAATTGTTTCCATACGCAAACCTATTCTTAAAATATCTTAATTTACAAATAATAGTTGCCCAATTGTATTGTTATATCAACCCAATTGTCTAACTTTGCAGCATAAAGTTATAAATAAATATCGAAATAATGACAGAAACATCTAAAAATCAGCGAAAAAAATCGCTCTTGGGCCAATTGAACGCCCTTGAAGTCGGCGAAGAGTTGACAGTATCGGTTAGCCGTTCAAGCTACTTGAAGTCGATTTGCGTCAGCTTTGGACTCCAGTGGGACAAGACGTTTACCACCACGACAAACCGCGAGCAGCGCACAATCACAGCAACCCGAATTTCGTAACATTAAACCCACTCCATCATGAAAAAGTTAATCATCACCTCAACACTCCTTGTTGCAAGCCTCATCAGCTGCAACACCTCAACCCAATTGTCTAACGAAGAACTCGACCGCATCAGCTGGTCAGCCTTCTGCAAGGACTTCGGCTACAACGAAAAGGCCGATGCCAACAACGAGAAAGCCATCAACGATTATCTCGACGCTTGGCGCGGATCCGTTGCAGAAGAAGAGGCGTTCAACAAGTTGGGCATAAACCTCTACAACTAATGTCTAATAAGTTCTGCATCTCCTGCAAACAGTCCTTCAATGCTCTCAACGGCTGTTTCTGCATGTTCCTCAACCGTTACGTTGAGTACGCAAAGACACCACCATGTGCAACCACTAATAATAATAACAACAAAAAATGAATAAAGCATATTCTATCATCCGCGTTTGCATCCTACTTATCATCGGATGCGCAGGAACACTCTTCCTTTTCGGAGAGGAGCAAGACAACAGTTTCTTCGCGTACCTCTTCCACCTTATCCTCGACAAGGCCCTCGGTTTCCTGCTGCTTGCTCTCACCATCTTTCTCTTCAACAAGTGGCGCAAGCATGACTGGTTGCTTCAGTTCTTCGACAAGCTGTGCGATGAAGCCGACGAGACCCCAAACCCAATGAGCCGACAGGAGGGCGAACTATAATGGACTTCCTCAACTTCCCCGACAAGTACGTACGCTACTCCACCTTCCTCAATGATGTGGCCGCAAAGGTGGTCCACATGATTAAGCAGGATGCCAACGACCCCGAGTTCATCAGCCAGAACAAAGCTTTTCAGATGTTCGGTCGTGGCAATGTGGAGCGGTGGCGCAAGCAGGGCAAAGTCCTTGCCTACAAGCGTCCGGGCAAAGTCGAATACCGTACAGCCGACCTGCGGCTCTTGCAGAGGATACAACAAGACTACCTTGACAAGTAGCCTCAACTGCCGCAGATAGAATGCTTAATCGGAAAGGGCACCCGGCGCAACGGGAACCACAGAAGGCATGTTACAGCCGAAGTACAAGGCTCAAATATGCTCACGGAGTGCATTAGTGCGGTTCGACTCCCACCTGCGGCTCACAGACAAACAAATAATATTCATCTTTTAATTTTTAACACTATGAGTAAAATAGAACTTACAGTTGATCAAATCAACGCAATGAAACCTACAGGGATTGTTCGCAATGACAATGTACGCGACAAGTTCATCCAGATTTACGAGGCAATGTGGACACCATCCACTGGAACATCAGGCGAAGCAGCCTACGAGCGCGAGTCACGCAACTTCAACCGTCTGCTTTCTGAGAAAGAGGACATGCGCAAGACGTGCACAAAGTTCTCGCTCTTCACAGCTTTCCTCGACGTGGCAATTTCCGGACTCACCCTCGACCCCGGCACCAAGGCGCAAGCCTACCTCCTCGCTCGCTCCGTCGCCGTTGACAGCTACTATGACAACGGACAGAAGAAAAACAAGTACGAGACACACTGCATGCTCACCGTGTCCGGATATGGCGAGCTGGTGCTTCGTGCACGCTGCGGCCAGATACGCCACGCCGACAACCCGGTTATCGTGTACGAAGAGGACAGCTTCGAGTATGGCGAACGCGACGGACAAAAATTCGTCAACTACACATGCCGTCTTCCCCACACCACCGGTCGTATCGTTGCTTGCTTCATGAAGATCACACGCGCCGATGGTTCTGCCGACTATGCTGTCATGTTGCCAGAAGACTGGGCACGCCTCTCCAACTACTCCGCTCGTCAGAACGGCAAGTACAATTATCAGACCAAGGCGTGGGAGAATGGCAAACCCAATGCACTCTACAAAGCACAAGGCGGACAGATTGACCCCGGCTTCCTCGTTGCCAAGTGCATTAAGCACGCCTTCAAGACCTATCCGAAGGCACGTGTCGGTCGTGCTACGCAGTTGGAGTCACAGCAGGTTGACGAGACAGAAATCACTGATGCCATCTACGGCGTTACCGGTGATGGCGAGAAGGTTGACACCACCACTGGCGAGATTATCCAAGAGAAGCAGGACTTCACACCTCAGACCGACACGTCTGCAGGAGTAACCGTTGACCCTGCCGCCAACGACGATGATACATTCTAACCCTATAATACTTACAACAATGAGCGAACAGACAACAGACCTCACCATCGTACGCAAAGAGAACGTACAGATGATAGCGCAATCCGCGCCACAGATATACAAGGACAACACAACCTCGTCCAAGCGTTGCAGCGAGTATGGCCAGAAACTCCTTGCACAAATCAAGGCCAACGGCATGAACGATGAACTGGATATGCAGTGCGCCAACTACATCAACAAGGCTCGCAACACGGTGAAGAAGATGAACACCAACCGTTCAGCCATCACCAAGATATTCGACCAGATACGTTCCGAGTTCACTGGCATGGAAAATTCTGTCGATCCTAACAAGACCGGCTCTATCCCTTATCAAATCCAGCAGGAGCGCAATGCCTATGCAGCACGAAAGCGTGAAGAGGAAGAACGCCGCCGCCGTGAAGAGATTATCCGTCAGCAGCGCGAACAGGCTCTCAGCCGCTACAAGCAGGACGTGGAGGACGACTTCAAGCGTCAGTTCAATGTATAT